TCTTTTCTAAACCATTCGTATTGTATCGCTTGTCCTATCTGTAAACCAAATTCCTTGGTTGCTTTTTCTGAGTCTGATACAAACTGACTTGGAAAACCTACAGATGAAATATTAATTTTTACGTCTTCCATCTATTTGATTAATTCACTATAAATTCCATTATTAGTATACCTTGCAAAGTTAAGGTTTATTTTGTTTTGTTTTTGTTCAGGTAAATATAGGTTTTTTTGGTTGGCCATAATTGCTAAACCAGAACTGATACTAGCATCGAACTTTGTTCTATTATTAATATCAAATCTTGCCCACTCATCCAAGGTCCTTGTAAAATTCATGCTTCCCATATCAGATGGATCTCTGTATGCTCCCGACAAATCCAATCCTACATGTTTTTCAATATAAGATTCAATAGCTGATGCGTGTGATTGCTTTACATCTTCAGACGTATTCGGTATACCTCCAAGCTCTTTTTCTGTTTTAGAAAGTTTTATAAAATGTTTATCTGGTCTGTTCATGCAGAAACCTCTATATCCTCTATTTTTGAAATGATACAAAAGCCTAGGTTTATTGTTCTCAATTAGAATAGGCATACTATAAAACACACAGGCCATAAGAACTTCTTCAAAAAATATCTCCGCCGTTTGTGGTCTAGCTACATACTCTAAAAAAAACTCATTACTTGGCGCCTCTTCCATGCTGTATTTGGTCAACCCATGTAAAGCACCATTAGATCCACGACCTTTAACTGTACCGGATATGTCATATGAATCACATCCAAATGCACCAATGTGCTCATTTAGTGGAAAATAATGACTAAACTTTTTGTATTTTTTATTAGTGATATCCTTGTTTGGCATCCATGATACCCTAAACCTACCTTTTGGATCTGGAGAAAAAATAACTTTAGAATCTAATATCCCATCTTGCCAATAAAACTTTCCTCGTGTGACATGTTGCTCTATAATTAAAGAGTCATTGTAATCAATTTGCTGATATATCTTTGTTAGATTAAATAACGACGTTTTGCTCTCATCTCTAAATGCATGAGATTCGGTGCGGGGGAACTGTCTGTAAAATTCATTCAAGGCATCCGCATCTTTACTGAGTGAGTTAACCTCAGCTTTCCAATAGTCAATGGCGCCGTTGCTTATCATTTCATTATCAACTCCGAGTATTTTTGTTTCTGGCTTGTAGAATACGGGCATACCAAACTTATCTATAAAACCTTCCATGTTCCACTCCATAGGAATAAACAAAGAATACATACCGCTTTTAGTTTGACCATTATCATTTCTAGTTTCTATATTTGAATCTTCATATAGCTTTTTATAATTATCCCCTCCTTTACTTAAGGCGTTTGACGTAGAGCCCATCATGCACTTACCTATAATCTTGCTACCTAATCTCAAACACGTTTTTGTAACCCTCCAGTTGTTGAGAATATTGTTTGGCTTAATCCACTTACCGCTTTCATCATGTACGAGCAGCAATAACTTTTCACCATCATAAGAGTTTTCGTCTGTATTCTTCCAGTCAATTGTGGTATCTAAACCATAGAGCTCATCATCTACAATTTCATACATATTCTTTTTGGTAATCTTAGATGCAGGTATACGAAAAGCAAGCTCAGTCTTTGGCTTATCCATACCGTCTTGAATAGGTTTGAAAAAGAATGGTAATCGATTCGCTATTGGCACCACCTTATCTGTAAACATTTTTTTAGCATCAGCCCCTGTCTTAGAAAGTATTCCAACCCTAGAATCTTTTACCAATGTTCCTGTATTGACACACTCTGATGATCCCATAAAAGAAAATCCTGATCTACGTATTTTTAAATAGGATAATCCAAAACATCTATTGTCTGCTTTACATGCCTCCCAAAAAATAAAAAATATTCTATTGGCTTCTCTAAAATCTGGATAACCTATATCAATACTAGTCCACTGCAAGTACATGTAATGCGATCCTGTCATGTAGGTTTTTTTTCCATTGTTATAAAACCAATAGCCTTCATCACGACGGTCAAACTCTTGTTCTATATAATCAACCCATTTATCTTTGAATATGCCTACCATTTCATTCCATTGAAAAATAGATTGAATACGACTTAAGGGTTTAGGCAATTCTTTTCTTACCCAATACTGCTTATTAACTACCTCTGAGTTTTTTTCTATTTCTTCTGGAGCTAATGGAAGGGCTATTGTAAGACCATTAATGTTCACGACATCACCTATCTGTCCTGTCTTTGATATAACGACCATATCATACTTTTCGTTATAACCATAAATCCACGACTTTGATTTATTTTTTTTGCTCAGAGCTCCTTTTGGAATAAGATTCTTAACAACGTAAAATAATCTATTTTGATCTTCGCTCTGCGAATCCTTGCTTGGATTGGATTTTGTCTCCATTTTTTTTGCTTATGTTAATGTTTTCTTGTTCAGCATCTATCTTATTTAATATATCAAAAGCGTCGAATATTGCAAGTTTTTTTGTGGCTGCTGCGTTTTTTAATTTATCTGCTGCTATATCATCTTGGGGATCCGGCTTTATAATATCTTCTTTGGCTACCTTTATAAGCTGCTCTACAGCTTTTCGCCCTGCTTGTATAATCTGTACTTTTAATAATTCTGAGCTCATTTTTTTTCTTTTAAAAACATTACCTGAACCAATCTTGAATATTCTCCTTCTCCAAAGTTCTCGAATATATTTCTAGAGTGAGGTATAGAAGAATCGAATATAACTAACCTATTGTATTGGGCATAAAAAGTACACATAGGCAAATAATCGTCAGCTACTTTATTAAATTTATAAAGAGTAGTTCCGTCTTCGATTGGCTGCCACTTGTTTAGATATAGCAATACAGTTTTATCTCCCATCATTTCATCGGTATGGATAAAATTTGGTTCTTTTTGATTAAGGGGAGATTGCCTTATAAAATTAAAAGAAACATTATAGTCTGGGTAAGCCTCTTCAATTTTATATTGGGCTTCATCAATTGGTCGAGGCTGGATGCCTTTGAACAAAGTTTCACCATCGGCTATATCCTCAAACTTTCCTTTCAGTATGTCAATAACGTATTTATTAGGATCATCTAAGAAATCATCTATCAATATATAATTCATAGCTTTAAAGTTATTTGATGATCAAACATACGATACAACTTCTCTCCATCAACCTCAAACTCATACTCACTATCTGGCTGAAAGCTTACTTGACTACCTTGACCTACCCCTTGCTCTTGTAAATAAGTGTTTGGATAAACCATCTCGCCCATTAGAGGTTCTTCATTGCCACGTTTAAACATAAAAGAATCCTTTTTGTCAATTGGTTTTACAAAACAATAACGGTCATGGCTATACCACTGGTTATTATGATTATACATATAAAACTGATCGTTGTCAATAAAAAACAAATCGTCTTTAAAATAGCTCTTGCCGCTTTGCTGCCTGCCTTTCATGTCGTTATAAAACTTAAACACGTTGTGATGAACTAGAAGAGTATCACCAATCATTATTGGTCCTTTATATTTTAAAGGCAGCTCTTGAACTACACCTTTTCTATTTGAATATTTATGGTCTTCCTCTGAAGAGCTTGTAATAAGATCTAGGCCTGCAATGTTTTTTGTGTTGTTATAGCGTTTACCTTCTAAAGGTTTTACTATGAAATAAAAAGGAGACCTCATTAGAAGTTTATATTATATTCGATAGATACAGGAACGTAAGAACCAAACTCTTTCCATAAAAGAATCTCATCTTCTCGTTGTATCCATATCTTAATGGACTTCTTGTCTGTGTCTTGCTGTATGAGATGTATGAAATACTTGCCGTTTAAAATCTCTTGACCCACCAAGTAGTGCATCGCTCCAGACTTATAATCTGGTCCTACAGAAATTTTCCTTATATCCATTTGATTTGATTTAATTTGAATATAAAGATACAAATATTTTAAGCTGCTATTTGTTTAGCTTTTTTTGCCTGGAAACTTTACTCCTATCTTATCTGCCGTTCTCGCCCCGAAGTATCCGCAGAGGACCCACGTCAAAAGCGAAGCGGTGTCTGAAGTCTCTAGCCCCATATACCATCCGCCCACATATGCTCCAACTAAAGTTACTAATGTTAAAGGGCGTACATTTCTAGCTAGCCAACTTTGGCTTTGTGAGTCTGAGACCCAGCGCCTAGTTACACCATCTATTTCTGCACGCTCTACTCTAAGCTTTTCAAGCGCTATCGCCTTGTCTCCCTCAGAGAGCTCTTTGTTACCGCTTATTAGTTCTGATATAACATTACCGGGTAAGAATGCATCACCTACCATCCCTAGTATAGACGGGGCTTTGTTTATTAGGAATTTGCCAACGCCTGTTTCTTTAAAAGGTTTTTTAGTTTTACTCATATCACTTTATAAGCTGTTTTACCATTTTCTTTTACTGCCTTTAAGGCTCTAGTTCTGTTCTCACTATCAGAGACATAACTTACGTGCACCCAGTCAGGATTAGTGTCATCACCAAACTCCCATATAATCTGATCGTAGTTAAGGTTTTCTTTTATATACTGAAACATCTCAGCATTTGTCTTGTGTCCGAAGGTATCATCTAGGTCAATCGCGCGTCCCTCGCAATGTTGCGATCGAGAACTTCCGCCAATAGCCTTATTTAAATTTTCACATCTGAAGAAAGAGTTTATTTTTATTGGGCCGCCTACCCATTTACGCAAAGGTTCAAATATGTTATCGGTAAGAATGCCCATGTTGGAAAGCTCATACGAGCTAGGCGTATTATCAAGATTTAATCTTGTAGCAGTATTAGAGCGAACTCCTTCTTTGTACGATACGTGCTCACTTATTCTTTCCATACATTATATACCATTTGTGCAAGGTATATCCTATGGCTACAGCAGTAGCTATAATTTTAAGCACCACGTCAATGTTTGTCATTGATGTAGCTAAAGCGCCTACTGTTAAAGCGTAGATTTTAAGGTCAGTCACACTTATTTTTTTTAGATTCAACATAAATGTAATTTACTGTTATCTCTCCCGCTGTGGTATCTTGCACGTAATTCATTTCTTATTTGATTTTTTTCCAGATCTATTCTGACCTTTCATTGCACTAGGCACATCTCCGATTTGGTTACC